AGTAGGAGGCTTTGAGAGAAACGTAATATTTTGGTTATTACCTATATTAAAATCAAGAGGCTATAAGGTAGAATATAAAGATAATACTTTAATAGTTAAAATAAGAGATAATAGTACAAATGAAATAAAGTTAAATTACTTTTATGTATTTGGTGGTAGAGATGAGAGATCTTTTTCAATAATACAAGGTATGACAGCAGCAGGTTGGTACTTTGATGAAGTAGCTTTACAACCAAAGTCATTTGTAAATCAAGCAATAGGTAGGTGTTCAGTAAAAGGAAATAAGTTATGGTTTAACTGTAACCCTGATATGCCAAATCATTGGTTCAAAACTGACTTCATTGATAATAAGGATAAATTAAATATGTTACATCTCCATTTTACTATGGACGATAATCCTTCATTAGATGAAGAAATAATAAATGACTATAAAAGTAGATTTACTGGTGTATTTTATTTAAGATACATTTTAGGTCTATGGGCATTAGCAGAAGGTATCATTTATGATATGTATAATGAAGAAATAAATACATATGAGAAAATAGATGAAAATATTAAATTAAATAGTACAAGATATTTTGCAATAGATTATGGAACAACAAATCCATTTGTGGTATTAGATATATTTGATAACTGGGAAATTGCATATCAAGAAAATGAAATATATTATGATAGTAAAAAAACAAAAAAGAGTTTACCTGATATTGAATATTTAAGTATGATAAAAGAATTAGAAAAAAAAGAAAATATACCAGTATCAAAAATAATCATAGATCCATCAGCTGAGAGTTTAAAGGTACTACTTAGAGATAATGGTTATATAGTAAAGGATGCAAATAATTCAGTATTGGAAGGGATTAAATGTACAGGGTCTGCTTTGTGGCAAGAGAGGTATAAAATAAATAAAAGAAACTGCAAAAATACTATAAAAGAAATTGGCGGATATGTATGGGATGAGAAAGCTATAAAAAGAGGGGAAGAAAAACCTATTAAAATAGATGATCATGCAATGGATGCAATGAGATATTTTATCAATACCATAATGAGAAGTAGAATATTAGGTAGAATGTAGAAAAAAGTAAAAAAACTATTTACAAACTTATAAAGTTATAGTATAATATAAATATAAGGAAAAGGAATTAGTTAAAAAAATAGGAGGTAAAAATGAAAGTATTATTTTTAGAAGGTAGAAGAAACGGGTACAATATCGAGCAGTGTGGAAAAACATTTACAGCTTCCGAGCTAATTGATTTTTTATCTGAATTTGATGAAGATATACCAATTTATTTAAGTAATGATAGGGGATATACATTTGGGAATATAGATGATTTAAGTTTTGAATTAGAAGAAATAGAGGGAGAAATGGAAGATGAAGATCTATAAAGTTGCTCATGAAAATATTGTATGTCCAAAAGAGTATAGAATAATAGAAATTATGAAGGAAGACGTAGAGGGGTATATTAAAAGATCTATACCTTATTATGATATGATAGAAGATCTACCAGAAATGAGTGATGTCGGAGTAAAGGAAGAAGAGGAATATATTAAATGCTTCGTAAATGATTGGTTAGAAAATCAAGTGGAAGAATTTTACAAAATAGGTTATTATGATCTTGGAGATTTTGATTTAGTAATTGAGGATGAATAAAATAAAAAAATATTCCCTACATTTAGTAGGGATTTTGTTATATAAAAAAATAAAATGGCTAAACATAAAAAAGATTACAATAGTATATTGAGATCTAAAAGGGAAGAAGAAAAACAAAGATCTTATTTAAAAAGAAATGTAAAAATAACAATAGAAGATGTAAAGAAATTAGAAGAACTAATACAAAAAGAAAAAGAAAATGGTGTGGAAAAAAGCATATTTAAATCAAAAGGAAATTTTATGTATATGATAAATAAACTTTTGTATAATCCACATTTAATACCAAGAGAAAGACTATGTTTTAATTATGAATTTACAAATGAATCATGCAGGGGAAGATTAAGAGATGGTCGTGTAATAAGTGTTAAAATGAAAGTAGTAAATAATAAGAAAGTTTACTATATTAAAATAAATGGTAAATTGAGAGATAAAGCTGTAGGTCAAACTAAAGCTTGCGAAAAGATAAGAGATATAATAGGTTTACCGGAAGGATGGGATGATGAGCAAGGAAGTGCAAGAATCTTTACTTAAAGAAATTGAAGATATGCAACCTATAAAGTCTACTGATTCCAAAGAAGTAATAAAAGAAAAATTAAAGACCCAAACTGAAGTATTAAATAAATTATATACAATGGATGCTTTTCAAAATCAAATGGCAAGATTAGGGTTTGGACAACCTAATTTAAATGAAGGAGCAGATTATCCTTTAACAAGGATGAGTCAAAATTATAATTTATTTACTTCACTATATAGAAGTTCTTGGATTGTTAGAAAAATAGTTGATGTCTTCCCATCTGACATGGTAAAGAACTGGATAAAGTTTAATTCTTCTTTGGATCCTGAAAAAATAAGTAAAATTAATTCAGTAATTAGAAAGACAAAAACAAAAGAAAAAATAAAAGAAGGATTAAGATGGGCAAGACTTTATGGTGGTGCAGCTGGTTTAATATTGATTGATGGTGATGAAGATTTAAGTGAACCTTTAGATTATGATACTATAATGTTGGACGATTATAAAGGTTTGTTAATATTTGATAGATGGAATGGAATTTATCCTGACATAGAGTTAGAAGATGATATATCTGATGAAGAATATGGTTATCCTAAATATTATTCAATATCATTATCCGAAGCAAATAGTAATTTGATGTTATCATACAATAAACAAGACTTAGTAAAAGTACATCATTCAAGAATAGTTAGGTTTAATGGTAGGGATTTACCTTTATGGGAAAGACAAGCTGAAATGTTTTGGGGTGAATCTGAAATTGAGATAGTTTTTGAAGAATTAAAGAAAAGAGACAATACATCAGCAAATATAGCTTCTTTAATATTTCTTGCAAATATAAGAGTATTAAAGATGAATGATTTAGGACAATTATTAGGAGCAAGTACACAAAAGGCTCAAGAAAACCTGTATAAAGTATTGCAAGCACAGAATCAATTAATGTCTAACATGGGTATATATGTTATGGACAAGGATGATGATTTTGGATCAGAACAATATAGCTTTGGTGGATTAAATGATATATATGAATCATTCATGTTAGATATTGCAGGTGCTTGTGAAATGCCAGTAACAAAGTTATTTGGTAGAGAGCCTGCTGGATTTAATTCTACAGGTGAGAGTGATTTAACACAATACTATGATACATTAGAAGAAAAGCAAGAAACTTATTTGCAACCAATAATTGATAAATTATTACCAATTATATTTATGTCTACATTAGGTGCAATACCTGAAGACTTGGATTGGGAGTTCAATCCATGTATGAATGTAAATAGCAAAGATCTTGCTGATTTAGCACAGTCAATGGCATCTCCTATATTTGAAGCATTTAATGCAGGCTTAATAACTAAAGAGATTGCATTAAAAGAATTAAAACAACAAAATGAAAAAACCGGAATGTGGTCAAATATAACTGATGAAGAAATAAAAAATGCAAAAAATGAGGATAACTCAGGAGAGTATACTAATGAAGAACAAGAATCTTTAATGAGTGAGTTAAATCCTGAACAAAATGATATGGAAGAAATATATAATGAAAATATAAATACACAAAAAGTTAGTGATTCAGGTTGGAGAGAAAGAGTGAAAGCTATACTTAGAAAAAAGGTGTATTAAAATGTATAATAATATTTATGGTATTAAAGATTGTATCAATGAAATAAATAAGGATTTATTGAGTGTAAGTAATGATATGTGTAATTTAAAGAATATGTTTAATAAAAGAATAATGACATTTGATTCTAATTTTGTAGAGAGGCAAAAGAATGCTAAAGTTTCAAATAACTTCTCAAAATTTAAAGTTGGTAGAAAAACCAAGTAGAGATATAGTTGATAATCAAATAAACTTTTTGTCAGCAAATTTTGTATTTAGTGAAGAATGGACAGATATTAAAAAGTTAGTTCAATTTACTCAAGAAAGAGAAAAAGGCAATTGGTTAGTAAATATAGACCTGGGAACATCTAATGATGTAACTATCAAAATGCCAAGTAATATAAGAGCAGGAATATTAAATATAGCTTGTTATGGTGAGATTACAGAGGAAGATGAAGATGGTGTAAAAGATTTCATAAAGAAAGTAGGAACAACAAAATATAGCATTCCAATTGTTGAATCTGGTATAAATGATGAAGGCTTAGAAGTTGGTATTGTTGGTGATAAGAATTATGTACATGAGCAATTACAAGCATCTAATGAATGGAGTGTAAATCATAAATTAAAAAAATATCCAAGTGTGTCAATTATAGATAGTGCAGGTACAAATGTAATAGGAGAGGTTACATATTTGGATGAAAATAGTTTGAGAATAAATTTCTCAAGTATAATGAGTGGTAAGGCATTTTTAAATTAAGAATTGGGGGGGGGCTAAAATGATATACTTAGTAAATTTAAACTTATCAGGAAATGAATTGCAAAATGCTGTAATACAACCTGTTGGTGTGTTACCTGGAAGTGCAAAAGAAGGCCAAATTGTTTATAATTCTTCTGAAAAGAATTTATATATTTATAATGGATCAGCATGGAAAGTTGTTGGAAAAGAATATACTTTACCTGTTGCATCTTCAAGTACTTTAGGCGGTATTAAGGTAGGTGCAGGGCTTGCAATAAATGATGGTGTTCTTAGTGCAACAGGTGGCGGAGTTGCTGATGCTGTAGATTGGTCAAATGTACAAAACAAACCGGAAGGTCTTGTTATAGATGAATCATATGTGCATACGGACAATAATTATACTAATGTAGAAAAGACAAAATTAAGTGGTATTCAAAATGGTGCAGAAGTAAATGTGCAAGCTGATTGGAATGAATCTTCAAGTTCATCTGATGCATACATAAAAAATAAACCAACAATCCCTTCAACAGCTGCAGAGGTAGGAGCAATACCTACAAGTGAAAAAGGGTCAAATAATGGAGTTGCTACATTAGATGGTTCAGGTAAAGTTCCTGCTGCACAATTACCTTCTTATGTAGATGATGTTGTTGAATATGATAATAAAATAGCATTTCCACAAACAGGTGAAGATGGCAAAATATATATAGCTAAGGATACCAATTTAACATACAGATGGTCAGGAACAGAATACATAGAAATTTCACCAAGTTTAGCATTAGGTGAAACAAGTTCAACTGCATATCCTGGTGATAAAGGTAAAATTGCTTATGATCATAGCCAAGTAAAAACAGGAAATCCTCATAACACAAAGTTTAGTGACTTACTTGATAAACCAAAGCTTGTTAAAATACAGGAGGATACATTACCTACAACAGTAAGTACAAAAACAGTTACAATTACAGGAGGAAAAATATTCTCTACAATGGTATATGATTCTGTAACTTTTGAAGAGGTAATTGTCGATAAAAAATATGATGCAACAAGAGCAAATGTTACAATCACTACAGCAGCAAATCCTACAAATGCATTGACCATTGTTGTCTCATATATAGAGATATAATATTGATATATGTCAGAGGCTTCAGATTTAATTACAATGAATTATTTATATCTTATTACATTTTTCCATTAATAAAAATAAAAGTTCATTATGGATTAATTTGAAGCCTTATTTTTATATGGTGATTGAAAATGAAAAATTTAAGCAAAATAGATGAACAAAAAGATGTTGTTGATAAGGAATATGTAGATAACTCAGTTAGTGATGTAAATCCACAAAATAAGTATTTACCACTTTCAGGTGGCACAATTGTTGGCGATTTAAGATTGACTTTATCATTTGATGGTGATATAAGACAGGTAACCATTGGTGACCTGCTGCTAAGTAGCTCTAACGAAGCAAATGTAGTGTCTTCAGATCATTCTATAATGTTGGTGAATAATTCAAACAATGCAAATAGAGCATTAGCAGTAGGTTTAGCAAATGATCCACAAAATCCTATAGGAATAATTTTTAGTAATGATTCAGTTTTTAATGAGCTTTTGGGTTGTGAAAATGGAATAAATGCTACTTATGATTTAAATATGTTAAATCATAGAATAAAAAAGGTAGCAAACCCTGTTGAAAGTAAAGATTCTGCAAATAAAGAGTATGTTGATAATAGTGTTGCAGGAAAAGCTCCAGCTTATACTTATAGCACGACAGACTTGACTGCTGGAACAAGCCAATTAGAAACAGGAAAGCTTTATTTTGTGTATGAATAGGGTGAAAAATAAATGGCTAAAAATGCATATGTTGGTGTAGACAATAAGGCAAAGAAAATTAAAAATATTTATGTTGGTGTAGAAACTCAGGTTCCTGTTTATGGAAAGAAACAAATTACTTTCAGTAGTGAAAACATAAATGAGTTTTTTACGGTACAGAATAATTCATCGTATCCATTTCATATAAATCCCAGTACGACCAATCGGGTTGGGTTTGTACCAGGAAACCTTGGTGTAAATAGTTCTACGTCACAGATTGTACTTACCGCAAATCAGGATCTTGTAGTCAAAAAGATTTATGCCCAATATTATACAGAGCGGAATTATGACAAAATTAATATAACAATTAATGCTGTGACTATACTTGGGGATGCGTCAGGTGAAGACACATATGAATCAACTGCGAATAGGATGTTAAGTGCGGGCGATAAGATAGTAATGAGTTATGTAAAAGATAGTTCTAATCACCACTCCAGTGAAGCTATGACTAAAATCATTATTGAATGCGAGCCCATTACAGTTGATACTATTATGGGATATGAAACAAAACCGGTCGCCAGAAGGATAAAAAAGGCTTATGTTGGTGTGAATGGAAAAGCAAGATTATGTTATTCAGGGGACGAAGGATATAGCAAACTAAAAAAGATAGCTCAGTACAAGTTCAACGATCAACCTAATGATATAACGTATGTTCCAGGTGAAGACGGTTGCTATATTGGTACAAATGGTGGTCGTGTATATAAGTTTAATAATAATGCACAAATAGTATGGCAAAAAAGTGTATTTGATGAAATTGGCTATATAAAATCACTTAGACCATTTGACAAAAATGGTGGCCAAATTATGGTTAGTGGAGTAAAAAAAGCTACATCACTCAATTACGATGGAAGTACTTATGGTTATGTATATGAATTTAGTAGCAGCGCTAATGGAGCTTTTATATCCAATCAAAGAGGGGAAGCAGCTGAGATAAATTTTGCTTTATATAATCAAAAAGAATCGGGTAAATATTCATATACATATAGATGGGAAAATAATTTTAGCACAAGACCAATTAGCAATAATAGTTATTTGAATATAAATGAAATCAAATGTTTTGGTTCTTATTATGTTGATCGTGCCCTTAGCCCTTATAATGCTGTTAGGCATCTTGTAAGTTATGTTGACTTTAATGGGGATCGTGCATTTGATGTATTTTATGTAGGTGGTTCAATTGGCAATGAGCTTGATCCGTCAACACAAACAACTAAACCAATTACAGCAATAGGTTCATTTGGAAAGAGTGGAATTAAGTTGTTGTTAGGTTATAGTGATGGGACATTGGAATGCTATGATACATCTACTATACTTTATTCTCTTGTTTGGAGTGATAGAATATCCGATCAGGGAGCAGTAGCATCAATATCTGTAGGGGAAAGAATTACAATAGTATCCTATACTTATGGAAAAATTAGGATATACGATACTAATACTATGAATGAGATTGAAAATGATGGAGACTATGTGAAACGAATTACAGCCATTTCTCAAGGTGATACTAATGATCATATTGTTTATGTAATAAATGGAACTGGAGGGAGCGGAGAAACAAGTAATTCATTATGTGTATTTGAATATCAAAATTAGTGAAAACTGACGAGGTGTGTAAAATGAAAATTCTTAGTAAAATAGAAAATGCTAATGATATTCCAAGCAAAGAATTTGTTGATCAAAAGATAGTTGGTCTTACTGAACAACAATATGAACAACTTGAAGAAAAAAAAGGAGTACTCTATTGTATATATGAAGAGGAACAATAAATGTTGTATTTAAATTTTAATAAAATAAAAGATTTAACATTAAATTCAAAAATAATTAAAAAAGCTTATTTAAATAATAAATTGGTATATAAGAAAATATACTATTTTAGTTTTGATAAAGATGGAGCAGGTTGGGATCAAGGTATTTGGTTTATTTAGCATATAAATAGAATGTATGCAACAAGATATTTAGTAACACTTTAGATAAATAAAAGATATTTTGAAATTAAAAACCTTAATAAAAATAATAAAATGATTAGAAAGTAAATCTAAGTCTTGTATGAGGTATGTAAATATGAGTAAAATTGATGACTTATTATGTAAAAGATGTGGAGATCCTAAAAACACATATTATTCTGATCAAGTAATAACTCAAAATGAATATTGTGGTGTTAAAAGATGGAATGATGCTGGTTATTTAGGTGAAGGTGTTGTTGTATGGACAACAGAAAATCATAAAGGCAATTCGTCAGAACATGGATGTAAAACTCATGATAGAATATTTGATGCTGCTCCAGGTGCAACTATTATAAATGCAAGTATATCTGCAATTTATAGTAATGAAGAAATTGAAAAGTTTGAAATAATTTATCAACCATCTCATGATTCTAATGAAAGAATAAAGTATGAGCCTGAAGAATTTATAAAAAAATTTAAAATAAAAATTATTACAAGATCCATTGGTGGAGGAATGTTTAGCGATCCAAAATCAAGTAAAATGGGAAGATTTTGGAAAGAAATGCAAGATAAGTATAATTTAATATTTTTTAACTCTTTTGGTAATAAAGGGAATGAGAATAAAGATGAGACCGGTGATTTAGCTATTTATGTTCAAGCTTGTCATCTGGATAATAAAGGAAAACCTGTAAGAGATTATTATTCATCAACAGGAATTTCGGATCATAATTTTATTGATTTTAGAGGATGGGATTCGGGTACTTCTTTCTCTGCTCCTTATTTAGCAGGAAAAACTGCTTTATTAATTGAAAGATATGGAGATTTAACACAAGAAGATGTTGTTCAATATTGGAAAGATCATGTAGAAGACTTGGATGATGAAGGGTATGATAAGTATACAGGTTTTGGGCTACCAATTTTAGGTGATGTAAATGAAGAATATGTTTTTCCAAGCAAAGAAGGAAATAAAGGTGAAGATGAAATGAAAAAGTTTAAAGATGTACCAGAAAATGCATGGTATAAAGAAGCTGTAGATTATGTTGTTGAAAAAGGATATATGCAAGGTGTTAGTGAAGATGAGTTTAAACCTGATTCACCTTTAACAAGGGCACAATTAGCACAAGTTTTGTATAATTTAGAAAAATAAGGAGAAGAAATGGCTGGTATTAATGAATTTTTAATTTTTGATGAGAACAACCAAAATACATTAAGTAATGAATCATATTCGATTGATACACAAAGGCTTAATGGAGTAGGGGGGGCATAGCAAGATCTAATTTATATAATAAAGCTATGAGGCAAGCTACAATGTTAAGTTTTACTTTAGGACAAATCATATCTGAAAATGACGGAAATGCTACAGAGAATGCACAAGAATTAAAAGAAAGCATTAAAAATAAAGTATTAAATTCACAATATATAGGTGTGTCTAATGAAGTAAATAGTAAATTAAGTGTTAATAATGTAGATAAAGCATTAATTAAATTAAGTCAAAATAATGAAGAGGTAGCGGGCAATAGTTTACATATTATAACTATACAAGAGTGGAAGAGTTGGAGCATTACTGTAGGTAAGTTAAAAGAATATTGGGAAAATGATGCTTATGATTTATCTAAAATTCCAACCAACAGAGGATGGATATTTAATTTGATTTTTGACACAGAGGTAAGGTGTGATTTTAGTTGTTATCAAAATGGAGCTTTTGAATTTCAAGGCGGTGATTCAAGTTCTGATGTAAATGAAAGATTGTACTATGAGTATAAATATATGAAAGATGGTGCAAATGGTGAAATAAATTTTAGTACAACAACAATATGGCATAACGTTGGGACAGGATTTGTGTTTGATGGAACAAACGCTAACCAAAGAAATTTAAATGTTGATTATATTAAGAATAAAGATATAAAAAAGAAAATAATATTTAGAGGTAGCAATACAAATTGTCAGTCTATTCCGACAAAGATTAGAACAAGAGTAAGAGCTGTAGTTGTTGAGTGAATAAAGGGAGGTGATAATTTTGTCAGGCATTAATGAGTTTCTTGTTTTTAATGAAAATAAAAATAATACTTTAGAAAATGAAACTTATTCAACAGATAAGCAAAGAATTGATGGGTTGCAAGCAGGCATAGCAAGGTCAAACTTGCAGAACAAATTCCAAAGAAATGTGTCAGTGATGACAGCAACTTTTGGTAAAATAATTGCAGATAGAGGTATGAATGCAATAGAAGAAGTTGACGAATTAGAGGAAGCATTAAAATCTACCTTTGGAAATGCAGGTGGATGGAATGTAACTTTAATTAATTTTAATGTTAGTGATTGGATTGTAGATGATACCTTGAAGAAGTATGTTTGCACAAAAACAATAAATGGTATTACTTCTGATGAAGAAGAACAATTGATTATAACAATTCCAAAGATTGAGACTATGGATTTATTTATGAAGTTTGGAATAACAAGCTATAGTCAATCAGTAAATACATTAAAATTTAAATGTAAAAGAAAACCAAATAAATTAGTAAAATGCTATATAGCATATTGTTATTTAAAGTGAGGTAAATAAGATGTTATTAAATCCATTAGGTATGTACTCCTCAGGTGGTACAATTGAGGGGGGGACTCTGGAGGAGCTAAAGAACTTTAAAGAAATAAATACCAAATTAGATATTGATAGTTTTACAGAGCCTTCAAATATAAAAAATGTAAAAATGACAGATGTATTAGATATACAAGGCTCTGGAACATTATTTGCTTGCTTCTCTAATGGTCAAACAAGCACTGAATATCATGACCATGTTATAATTAAAATTACAATTGATAATGAAGTTGTGTTATATTCTTGTACTTTGTTCTACAATGGTTTTGCTTATAATCAAGGGGTAGGAGTAACCTTTGCAAATAGCAATAATTTTTTAAAGATATATAGTGTTGATAATGTAGGGTCAAGTGCTGGAAATAGAATAGAATGGGATCCAATTGATGAATGGGATAAAAGTTGTACAAAAGATGTGCAAGAATATAGCATATATGTAACTGATATTCCTATAGCATTTAATGATTCAATAAAAATACAAACTTATTCATTTTGCCAAAGTGAACCAAAAAATAAAAAATATAATGTTTATGTAAGATATAAATTGGATGAATAAATTGGGAGGAAGCAAAATGAATATAGTGAATCAATATGAAAAAGATGGGTATATTTTTATTGAGTATGATAATGGTACAATTGTAAAAGAGATAAAGCAAATAAAAAATAATGATAAGGTTATATTACCTTTGTCAGAATCTGAAGTTGCAATACTTGATACCTCTGTAAATGTAGAGTATCTTGTTTGCCTTTCAGATTTGAATATATAAAACTATCTATTTTTAAGGAGGTATTTATTATGACGTATGAAAGATGCAAGAAATTAATTCAAAATGGTAGCTATGAACAAGAAGATATGCTTAAAAAGTTAGATGTGTTTCTTCTTGCAGATAGAATTACTACAGAGCAATATAATGAGCTTGCAGGCATGATGCAAAAGAAAGAATAAATTCTCTTATATGGGAGGGAAACATGGCTGGGATAAATGAGTTTATGATATTTGATGAAAATAATCAAAATTCAATGACAAATGAAACTTATAGTACAGATGAACAAAGATTAAATGGTGTAGCTTCAGGTATAGCAAGAAGCTCTCTTTATAATAAAGCATTAAGACAAGCAACAAAAATGTCAAAAGAACTTGGATTATTTTTGTCACAAAAAGGTAATGATGTAACAGAAGATAGTGATATTGCAGGAATGCTTCAAGAAGCAATATCAAAAGACGGACTTGGCCTTGGTGAGTATTTGTATATGACAAAGACAGGCATAAGATCAAAAGATGAATGGAATTATGTGAGTGAGTGTAACCCAGGATATGCTTTTTTTGATTCATCTAATTATTTTATTTTTAACTCAGAAATTTCAAAAAAAGCTACCACAGTTATTTCAAATAAATCAAATATTATTTGTGCTAAGATTTTTAGTAAGCTTACAGAAAAATATATGATTATTTCAAGTAGTGATGGTGGTAAGACTTGGGTTAAAAGAATTGAAAGTGATGATCCTATGATGCTTTTGTATGATGAAAGAAAAGATTATTTTTATGCAATAACATCAGAATCAACACATAGAAAATCAACAAATGGAACAAATTGGAAAACTGCTGCATCTTCGCCAAGTTATTCAAAGGACTCGTCAAGAGCAAAATACATACAATATTGTTATGCAGCAAATAATGTTGTTATATACACATGTGCAATTGCTTCCAACGGAATAAATGAAACATACATTTCTTTGGACGGCGGAAATAGTTTTGAAAGTGGTACAATAGGAAGTGATTTTATTGGTAGTTTTAGATTAAGAGATGGCTATTTTTATAGCAATACAAATAATAAATGGTATAAATATCACAGTTTGTCAAATGATAATAATTTAAATAGTGGTGAAACTACAACTATATATGTTTCAGGTGCAGGTCAAAATCCAAAAAATGCATCTTGGACAAGTATAAATATTGACACAGAAGTGAAACAGCCTATTGCATTCTTTTTTGATATAAAAAAGCATAATTCTTCAGAAAATGTTGTTGGTTGCATTGGCCTCAATGGGTATGTGTACATAATTAGCTCCAATAATAGCTTTCAAAGAAAAACATTCTCTTATGTAAATACTTATGGTGAAGGCATTGCTGGTACGAAAATGATTCTTTATAGAAATAGTAATACGACAACATTTGAAGTTCCTTATGTAATAAGAGATGGAAATAATGAGTATATTTCATTTGGAAATAATTTATATTATTTTTCTTTGAATACAATATATCAAGTAGGTAATAGTGGGTCAGGTGAAGAGTTTGACCAAATACCATATGAGTCAATAAATCCATATTATGCAGTAGCATTCTATTTTAATTATAAAGTATTATTAGAAAATAAAATGAGATGTATGTTTTATGGTTCAATTTTTGAAAAAGGCACGTATCAAAAGTATGCAATGAGAACTACAAGTAATGATAAAAAATTATCACTTGGAAAAATGTTTATATTTGAAGAATTTTATGTATCATTAAGTAGTTATGATGCAACGATTGCTTGTAATGGAGCACCAATAATTGGTTTGGTGTCAACAATATATGACGCATATGGAAAACCTGAATTGTATACTAAAGGTATTTTGAGGAAAATTGAAACAAGTGCCAGTGTACAACCAAGTAATCATTATATGTTTTCAGAGAACAAAATAATGAGAATTGTAAATGCTAACATGTATGAAGAAGAAAATGCAACTTTTTCTTTAATAGAAATCATGTCATAAACAAATAAGAAAATAGGATGTGTAAATATGTATATAATAAATAAAATTAATATGTCACTTCAAACCTGGAGTTATGATTATGTTCCGGAAAATTATATGATTTTTCCAAATAAGTTTTTGGAAGTATACTTCATGAGTGGAAAGAAATTTTCTGGCATTGTAAAACTTACATATAATGAAGATGAAACAGAGATAATAGATGTAAAATGGGATGAAGAAAGATATCAAAAGTTGCTTGAAAGTTATGTTGAGGAAGAGGATGATTTAAAAACTTTTGATGATATAGTAAAAGAAAATGCATTGTTAAAAGCTCAAGTGGAAGCATTAAGCCAAAATCAGGAGTTTCTTGAAGATTGCTTAATTGAAGTTGGTCAAGTTATTTATGCTTAATATGATAAAAGAAAAGAGGTAATTAAAATGATGGCAATGTTATTTGCAACAAAAGTTATTCTTGGTAAAATTAGTTATAGTGAAGTGCCAAATAAGTTAAGAGATCAAGTTGATGCTATTTTAATTGAGAATGGTGTGTCTGATTTGATAGAGAGGTAATTAAATTATGATGAAGGAATTTGCTAATAGAAATATTTTTGTTAAGAATGTAAAAGAGATTAGAGATATTTGTGCCAAGCAATATGTAGATATTGGTGTAGCTCTTGATATGTATATTGCAAATAACAAGATAGAAAGAAATGAAGAAATAATGAAACAATATCAAGAATTTAGAGAGTTATGTAGAAAGCATGCTTTAAATGATATTGTAGAAATGTTAAAATAAATTAAATAAAAAAGTACCCAATAATTTATTACGGGTACTTTTTAATATTTTATATTATAGTTGCAAAGAATAAAAGAGGTGTGAAATTATGGGTAATTTAAAAGTGTCAAAGGAAACATTAGTAAGAACAATAGTCTTAATAATTGCTTTAATTAATTCAATTTTGACAATGTGTAATATTAATCCACTACCATTTAGTGATGAACAAATATATCAAGGTGTTTCCGCAATTGTAGCAGTTATTGCAACATTATGGGCATGGTGGAAAAATAATAGTTTTACAAAAGAAGCTATTGAAGCTGATGAATATAAGAAAAAAATAAAAGAAAAATAAAAAATCTATTTACAAACACTCCACATTGTGTTAGAATATAAATATAAAGGAAAAGGAAAAATTAGGAAATAAACTTAGGTAAATAAAAAATAGGAGGTTTATGATGTATATTAATTTTGAAGATAGAAATTACATAGCTTATGAGGAAAATGGAGCATTAATTGTTTGTTTTGGTGATTTAAGAATATGTAAAAGATATTTAAAGTTTTTAACTGAAAAGAAGGAAACATTCTCTAATATAGTAAGAATAGATGGTAGAGCTACTTTTGCTACAAATTGTAAAATTATGAGACACGTTAAGAAAAATAATATCTCAAAGTGCATTATATTAGTTGGTGGAAAGAGAAGATATAGAACAGAAGGAACAAGAAATTTAGTTTGTTGGAATTAGTGAAGCAATTGATGAATGTAAAAATACTTAATATATTATTTAAATAGCTATAAAAAAATGAATGGGAGAAGAAATAAATGCCATATAAAAGTGAAGCACAAAGACGATTCTTTAATTCTGAGAAAGGAAAAGAAGTCGTAGGTAAAAAGAATGTAAAAAAGTTTAATAAAGAAAGTAAAGGTTTAAAGCTTCCTGAAAAAGTAAAAGAGAAAGATGAAACATTAGGTGAATATATAAAATCAAGTTTTGATGAATGTGAAGATAAAGATGAAATGTTAAAAAGGAGAATTGCAACTATGGGAAAAGCTAATGATACTAATATGAAAATTTTAAAAGCACTTGACAGTATTGAAAAGGTTGAAAAAACATTTGATTCAAAGTATGATGTAAATCATGCAGCAAATTATTTATGGACATTTGGAGAAGGAAGGCCGACATTTTTAAATACTATTATTTCTGAAGCAGAAAGTTATGCAAGATCCAAAGGTGCTAAAACAAAAGATGAAGCAAGAAAGTATGTTATTGAATATGCAAGTAAAGAATTTGAAAGTGCTTATAAAGATCTTAAAAGAGAAGTTGATAAAATTCTTAAAAGTGGGTATGCTACATGTTTAAATGCTATTAAAAGATGGTAAGAATTAAACAAAAATGAAAAATAAAAAATTTGATGTTTCAAATAGAGTAGAACAAAAATATGTAACATTATTAAATAAGTTATTAAAACCAATAAAAAAAGAAGCTCTTAAATATGTAAATGATAAAAGTAAATTTAAAAAAGTTTTAGAAAATGCTGCAAAGTCAAGAACTTATAAGAAAAAAGTAAAAGAAATTGTAAAGACTATTTCAACTATGATTTATGAAAGTAATTCAAAAAGTTGGAGGGAGGCAGCAAGAAAAAGTAGCAGAGGAAAAGAAATAAAGCAAAGTATAGAAAAAGAAATTGAAGGTAATGTTAAAAAAAGAATGGATGAATTATTTAAATATAATGTATCATTAATTGAAACATTACCTTCAAAAATATCAGAAAATGTTATAAATCATATAAACACAGAATCTTTTAAAGGAAAAAGAGCAGAAGATATATCAAAAGAAATAAAAAGATTTTTTCCTGAAAATACAAAGGCAAATGCTAAATTAATAGCAAGAACTGAAACAAGCAAATTTAGTTCAGCATTGACACAAGCAAGATCAGAAGACCTTGGGATCTATTGGTATGTTTGGAGGACCTCAGAAGATGTATCAGTGAGAAGCTCTCATAAGGTAATGGAAAATGTCTTAATAAACTATAAGCATCCAGCATCACCAGAAAGCCTTGATAAAAGACATAAATATAAAAAGATACCATTACCATATCATGCAGGAAATATATACAATTGCAGA